ACATATGAAAAATCAGGTGGAAACATGATAGAAATCGGTTCATTTTCCTTTCCTTCATAAAAAGTAATGTACTGTTTCGATTGGGAGACAGGCAAATGGTAAAAAAAGGAGCTGCACTGTTTTGTGCAACTCCGATTAAAAACTAGAATGGGTATAAACCGTTTCTGCTTATATATATTACACCTGCCATGTCTCTAGGTCCTTGAAAGTAAAAATAATAATAATGAGAAGGATCTAAATTTTTGAATGTGATGTACTGATGATTTGTTGCATATATTGATTTGCTTGAAACTACCTTTTTGGTTGTATTATCTATACAATCAACTCTGATTTTTGCGGTTTTAGGTAGAGAACATTCAGCATCTATTCTTACTGGAAGTGTAGTCCCATAGTCCAATGTTGGAACCATAAAATGAGTGTAGCCACCAGCCATATATGGATCGTCATATAAATCACCATCTAAATCATAATCAAAAACGTTTGTTGGAGGCTGCGAAGATGTTGCATGAGCTGTTAATGGAGTCATTAAAGATAAAACAAGTGTAAATGCAGTAAGTAATTTAAATATCCTTTTCAATACTATTCTCCTTTAAATTTAATTATTTACCTAGGCATATTAAATATATGTATAGATTGTACAAATATTACTTTTTTAATTAATAAAGGATTTTCAAGCTTCATAAAAAAGTAATGTGCTTTTTTACTGCCTTCGTTGTATAATATTGAAAAAGGAGGTTATCAAATGCAAAATATCTTAGTATGTGACGATGACAAGCAAATTGTTGAAGCGATTGATATATATTTAACCGGAGAAGGATTTCATATAATTAAGGCCTATGACGGCTTTGAAGCTCTGGAACTTCTGGAAGAAAATGAAGTGGATTTAATGATTCTGGATGTAATGATGCCCGGTCTGGACGGAATCCGCACCACATTAAAAGTAAGGGAGACCAGCAGCATTCCCATCATCATTCTTTCAGCCAAGTCCGAAGACACAGATAAAATTCTGGGTCTGAATATCGGAGCAGATGACTATATTACCAAACCATTTAACCCGCTGGAGCTTGTGGCCAGAGTGAAATCACAGATGCGCCGTTACACCCAGCTTGGGAATATGAATCAGCAGCCTGCCGGTCAGATCTACAAATGCGGCGGACTTGCCATCAATGATGATAATAAGGAAATTACGGTTGATGAGGAGATTATTAAGCTGACCCCCATTGAATACAACATCCTTTTACTTCTTGTTAAAAATGCAGGGAAAGTGTTTTCCATTGATGAGATATATGAGCAGATCTGGAACGAGGAGGCCATTGGAGCTGACAACACCGTTGCCGTTCATATCCGTCATATCCGGGAAAAAATTGAGATCAATCCCAGAGAGCCCCGGTATTTAAAGGTGGTCTGGGGTGTCGGGTATAAGATCGAAAAGCAATAGGAGCCATTATGAAAAAAAGAAAAGAAAAGGCCGTACTGGCCCATCTCCTGTTCTCCCTTCTGGTAGTGATCGGTGTCACTATCATGTACAGCAACTCCCACTATGGGGAAGGAATCAGCTGGATTGCCCACGAAACCTATGAAGACACTCCCGAATTTGCAGGTCAGTTAAAATCTGACATTGATGATATATTTAATTATGTTAAATATAAGGAAGTATTTGAAACAAACGGAAAACTGGATTACTCTAAATTTATCATCCGGGTTGCTGACGGTCCGGGAACCACAAAAGATTACACATTAGATGAGATGATCCGGCACGCCAAGTCCAAGGGCTATTATCTGAACGAACAGTTTAAGGTCAGCGGCGGTCATCCAGGGGAAAGCTCCAGTGAAAATTTGAATTACCAGGTACTTTACCGTGCCTACGAGCCTGATTTCAAAGCAGCTGAGCCGGGAGACTCCTTTCAGTCCATTGACCAGCTCTCCTATGAGGTTCTTTCTCATTTAGGCAACTATTACCGGTTTTATTACCGGTTTATTCAGAATCCGGGTAACTTAAAGTTTGAAATCCGTTATCAGAATACAGCAGATGATTATAAACTCTACACTAATTTCCCCGGAAAAACTATTGATGAGTTTAAATCCTTGGGAAAATATTTATACGTTACAGGTGAGGCGCTCTATGTAGACTCCAACTTAACATCCGTTCCAAAAAACGTTTCCTCTGAGCTTGAAAAGATGAATCCCTATAATAATGGCAATTATCATATGTCTGTGGCTGTCAATACCTCCTACCCGTACAATGATACCTATTATCAGGCAGCTGAATCCTTTGATCAGATGCGTCTTCTTTTCATCTTTGGAATGATCTGCCTTGCACTTGGAATCTTAGGGTGTGCTGCGACCCTTTATATGCTGGTCATTTTTACCGGTCTCCCGGAAGAACAGAGCCCTTCTATGATTGTTCAGAGAATCGATCAGCTGCCCGCAGAAATCAGTCTGGTCATGTATCTGGCTGCTGCCGGTTTTGCCCTGCTGATTTCGAACCTGATTATTTATAAAATTATTCATCTGTTTCTTGCTTCTGAGAACTGGTATTATGGGGAACTGGTATTAAAAATCCTGATCTTCTATGCTACAGGAGTCGCTGCCGCCTTAAACCTTTTAAAACTGTATAAGTCAGGCAGACTATGGAAGAACAGCCTTTTTCACAAAGGTTTGAAGGCCTTCGGACTCTATTTCAAAGATCACCGTTTTACAACAAGAATCATGATTACCTATTCCCTGTTTGTGGTTTTTAATGTTGTAATGATTATGGCATTTGCATTTTTGCTGTTCACCTACAGCGATTTGGAGTCCAGAATTCTTATGGGAGCGGTGGTTGTTCTGTTCTGCCTCATGGATCTATGGGTATTTCACCAGATGTACAAAAATGCCTGGCAGACCGACCAGATCAATCAGGCGCTGTTAAACATATCCAATGGAAATACCACATATAAGATCGATACCAAAAAGTTTTATGGAAAAGAACGGGAACTTGCAGAGAATATCAATCATATCAGCTCAGGACTTGAAACCGCACTGCAGGAAAAGGTCAGCAGTGAGCGGTTGAAGGCTGACCTGATCACAAACGTATCCCACGACATAAAAACGCCGCTTACGTCGATCATCAATTATGTGGATTTAATTAAAAGGGAGAAAATTCAGGACCCGCGAATTCAGGGCTATCTGGATGTTCTGGAACAGAAATCCCAACGTTTAAAGACATTGACAGAAGACTTAGTGGAAGCTTCCAAGGCCAGCTCCGGCAACTTAAAGTTAGATATGGCAAGCATTGATTTTGTTGAGCTGATCCACCAGACAAACGGCGAGTTCGAAGAAAAGTTTTCACTCCGTCATTTGGAGCTGGTGTCTGAGCTTCCAGACGAAACCCTGCTGATCGAAGCAGATGGGCGGTACTTGTGGAGAGTGCTTGAAAACCTTTACAACAATGCGTTCAAATATGCGATGGAGCACAGCCGTGTCTATGTAGATATTGCAAAAGAAGAAGAGAATATATTATTTACCATAAAGAACATTTCAGAGAATCCCTTAAATATCCGCGCGGACGAACTGACAGAGCGGTTCGTCCGCGGAGATGTTGCCAGAACTACAGAAGGCAGCGGTTTGGGCATTTCTATTGCAAAGAGCTTAACAGAGCTTCAGGACGGAGAGCTGCGGCTTTACATTGACGGAGATTTATTTAAGGCGACTCTTGCATTTCCTCTTAAGAAATAAGACGGATTCTTTCCCATTTACCGGTTAGATAACGGATCAGTGAGATGATGTAATTAGCGGTCCAGCCGATTGGCACTGCAAACCAGACGGCCTGGACCCCGATTACAGGCGCAAGCAAAGCCGCTCCCGATACACGGATTGCCAGATTCACCAGATTGGCTGCTGTAAATACCACCACATCTCCTGCTCCTCGTAAAAGCCCGTCAGTAATTGCTTTTAAGCCAATAAAGATATAGAAGAAGGAAATGAACCTCACATAGCTGATTCCTGTCAAAAACGCTTCCTGTGCACTGCTCTCATTTAAAAAGCTTCTTATAAACACCTCTCCAAGACTCTCCATTATAACGCAGATTATCACTGCGAACGCCGCTGCCATCAGACAGCAGACCCCATACCCCTTCCTGACACGATCCGTTCTTTTAGCCCCCATATTCTGAGCAGTATACGTTGACATGGCATTTCCAAGCGCCAGCATTGGCACAATGCAGATGGATTCAATTCTGGTTCCTGCCGCAAATCCTGCCATGACAGCAGATCCGAATCCGTTGACTACTGACTGTACCAAAAGCATTCCAATGTGTACGATGGACTGCTGAAGTGTGGAGGGAATGGCTACCCGCATCATGTGAGCTGTCATCTTCCAGTCGTAAATATGGATTAATTCTGTGGTTTCATAAGATCTAAGCCGCCTGACCAGGATAAAAAACGACAAAACTGCGGACAGTCCCTGGGCGATTAAAGTCGCGACAGCAACACCGGATACCCCTTTATGAAACTGTGTTACAAACAAAAGATCCAGTACAATATTTAACAGGGAAGAGAAGACCAGAAGATACAATGGTGTTTTAGAGTCTCCAAGAGACTGAAACACCGCTGCTTGAACGTTATACATAAACAGAAAAGGCAGACCCATAAAATAAATGCTTAAATAAACCGCTGCCTGTTCAAAGACATTGGAAGGTGTATTCATAAGACGGAGAATCCGGTCATTAAAAATAAGACCGAGTCCGCCCAGAACCACACCTATGGTCAGGAAATTAATCAGTGTGGTGGAAATGGCTGTTTTCATATTCCCCGTCTGTTTCGCCCCAAGAAACTGTGATACCACCACAGAGCTTCCGATTCCTCCGCCCACAGCTATGGCGATAAATACATTGGTAATGGAGAAAGACGCCCCCACTGAAGCAAGGGCTTCTTCCCCAACAAAACGTCCCACCACAACAGAATCAATAATATTATAAAACTGCTGAAATAAATTTCCCAGGATCATGGGAAGCGCAAAAAGAAGGAGTGACCTTCCCGGCGAATCCGTGATCATGTTAATCTCTTTTTTCTGTTTTTTCATACCCATTATTCTGAACCGTTCCTATCCAAATATACGCCAGCCACAGATAAAATTGTTACTCCACCAGGAACTCAAGGCACGTTCAACCACACGTCCGTTACTTGAGGAAGCATCTATTACCTTCCCGCCGCCTGCCACGATTCCTACATGGCCGCTGACCACGATAATATCTCCCGCCTGCAGACTGCCAAAGCTTGAAATCTTTGTGTATTTTCCAACACTTCTCCAACCAGAAGAAGTCAGATAGCTCTGACGGACTCCTGCCTGATTTAAGGACCAGTATATAAAGCCGGAGCAGTCAAAGGAACCTGATCCTTTTGCTCCCCATACATAGGGACTGCCAAGCTTGGATCTTGCAATGGAAAGAAGTCCGCTGACACCGGAACCACCTTTTACAGTGCCGCCTTTACCGGAATTACTTCCCGAACCTCCGGAAGCCCCAGCCGATTTTACACCGCTTCCAGTTAATTTATTCATAGTCATCTGACCTACGGCTCCATCTGACGAAAGACCGTTTCTGCTCTGGAACGCTTTAACAGCTTTTTCTGTTGCTTCACCGTAATAACCTGTTACATTTCCTTTTGCAAGATATCCGTATTTATTTAAGAGCTGCTGTATTCTGGTGACAGAATCTCCCTGCTCTCCAAGTCCCATACCATTGGGCTGGGCTTCAGAACTGTTTAATGCAATCCTTGTTGAAGGTCCCAGATACCCGTCTACTACAAGGTCATTTCGAGACTGAAACTGTTTGACAGCTGTTACCGTATCATTTCCATACGCACCATCCGGTTCTGTAACCAAATATCCAAGAGCTTTTAAACGCTGCTGGCATGCCAGGACTACGTCGCTCTTTTCTCCATAGGTCAGATAATTAGGACGGATCTCCTCACTGTAAAGCAGGTTGATTGTCTGGCGTCCTACCTTTCCATCCACATTCAGTCCGTTGACTTCCTGAAGCTTCTGTACCGCGACCTCCGTCTCATCTCCAAAAGTACCTGAAACCTGCCCTGCATTTGCAAGATAACCCAATTCGTAAAGACGGTTCTGAATCCTTGTGATATCATCCCCCTGAACGCCCTTGGCAACCGCATAGTATTTGGCCGACGGAGACATAATGGAATTTAAGGTCTCCGGTCCAACAATTCCATCCTGAACCAGCCCATTCTGCCTCTGATAGGTCTTTACTGCCGCCTCTGTCACATTTCCAAAATAATTAGTAGGTTCATCGTTATCCATAAATCCCAGATTCATCAGCCGTTCCTGAAGACTTGCCACTACCGGATGCTCCACACCGTTTCTTAAAAACTCTGGTATGGGATTTTCCTTCAGCTCCGGAACATTATCAAGGCCTGGCAGCAAAAATCCTCCAGGTGTCAAAATGTTAATGGGCTGCTCTTTCTTTTTCTCAGAAACAACAGCGACGGCTGGCGTTGCAGCCCCTGTTTTCTTAGGATTTCCGCTTTCACTATTGCATGCAGACAGGCAGGTTGCAGTCAATGCGGCCAGTAAAACCGGTCCTGCAAAACGTCTGTTCCAGTCTTTATCTATGTTCATCAATCAATTTCCTTTCCTATGTAAAATCAGGTCTATTTTAACACAATTTTGTCGGAAATGGAAAGGGAATTTATTTCATTGCCACATTTTCCCGGATATGATATAGTAAAAGTAAGAAATGCAAGTTAGCATATACTAACACTTCTTAAAGAAAGGAGGAAACTTATGACACCAATATTATGGGCTGCC